GAACAAGCATTAGCTTTAAAAGAATTAGGATTTGATGAACCTTGTTTAGCATTTTATTCTCCTAAAGAAGAATTATATCCTGTATTTCAAGAACCATCAAAAGGACCTTATTTCAATAATGGAAATTTTATAGAAACCTTAAGAGTACCACTCTATCAACAAGCATTTAGATGGTTTAGAGAGAAACACAATCTAGTATTCAACTTTATAAGTTATAATATTGTAAAACCTGGAGAATATCATTGGTCTATAACATGGAATGATGAAGCTAAAGCATCAGGTATAGTTAAAACATATGAAGAAGCAGAACAAGCTTGTTTATCTAAACTTATAGAAATAGTAAATGACAAACGAAGAAATTCATAATATTGAAGTTGGTGATAAGCTTTATGTTGACCATAAGATTCATAAAAGAATTTTTAATGGTGATTGGTTTATTGTCTATAAGCCTGATAAATTCTATACCGTTTTTGAAATTGATAAAACAAAAGATTATATTAAATTAACCACTGCTTCTGAATTGAGTTTGAATAAGCTTGTTGTTTATAAATCTTCTAATGTTAAAATTCCCATTTCCATTCCCACTCTTTATATGCAACATTTTAAATTGCTTAAGAAAAAAGATTATGAATTTATTAATATCGATTATTTTGCTCAGATATAGATATTTATCTATATAAAAGAAACTTAATATGGAAAAAAATATAAAAATAGTTAGGCTAACTGAAAACGATTTGGAGCGTATGGTTAAAAAAATTATAAAAGAAGATTCAGTTGAGCTTACCACTGTTAGGCTAATTGATGATACTTATGATTTACTAACAACTTTGGGTTATGAATATGTTGAAGATTTATATATTCAGGATTTGTATGAGGCCGCAGAAGTATTGGAGGATGAATTATATGATGGTGATCATGGTCCTAATATGAATAAAGAAATTGAAGATTTGTTAACAAACATTTATGAAATAATTGGTTATCCTGATGAGGCCGAAGATTGGGATGAATCTGAATATTAACATGAGAAAAAGAGATAAACTAAAAGCCATTAATGAGGCCAACCAAAGATTGGAGGAAAAGTGGTATCATACTTTGGCTACAACCGCTGCTTTACTTGCCTCTAGTCAGGGAGAATTAAAAGCACAAAATCAGCAAGATTATAAAAGTCATGAAATTGAACAAGTAACTGAAACTAAAGCTCAAAAGGAAATTAAAGCAATGATGGTCATTGGTCAGGATAATACAATTCCTTCTGTATATGTTGTTGGTAAATCACCAGATATTGCAACGGCAAAAAAAATAGCCTTAATGAATGCCAAACAAGAACTTATTAAGAAATATAAAGAAAACAAAGATATCTTTAAAAATCTTGGTATGTCAGATATGGGTATTAAAGCCGAGGTTATAAATAAAACCGAAGATGGAATTGAATATCATATCTTATTTGGCAAGTAAAAAATTTTTATAATTAATTAATCCCATGGGCATTCTCTGTGGGATTTTTTGTTTTATCTAATATGTGGAAATGGTTTTTGATGTCCGGAATCCGTCTTTTATCCCCCTACCCCCTTTTTTTATTTGGTCATTTAATTTATTCTTCTTATATTTGTCTTATGAAAACATTTGTTAAAATTTTATTGTTCGTTTCTTTTATTATGTCATTTATTTTTGTGGGTGGTGTGGTTGTGGATGGTCTGATGGCTTTGTTTCCCGTTTCTGCTAGTGAATGGTTTCCCGTTATCAGATTTATCTTGTGGATATTTACCTTTACCTTTAATTTAATTTTAACTTTTATTTTATATTTTATATTGGTTTATATTATTTCTGTGGTAATGAGTTTGTTGATGTAAAATAAAATTATTATATTTGTATTAATAAATGGAGGTAGGCAGAAAATATAAATTTAAAGATTCGTTAAACTTTGAATCTATTAGAGGTTATGAATTTATCTTTTTGGGCTTTACCGGCCGACACAATGATACTTGTGTGGCCAATCTTATTATTGGTGGATTACCTAGTCCTGTTTGTAAACATTTTAATACTATTTCTTGGGATTTATTGGTTGAACCCGATTATGTACCACCCATACAAGGTGAATCAAGATTAATTTTTAGATTTATTCGTTAATGGAAATAGTTAAGGTTATAATTAGAAAGGCAACATTACCAACTTATTGGTATGCCGATAAAATAGGACAAGTCTTTGAATGTTATCAACGTGGTTCAAATCAATACCAAGTTGTGGAACATAAAGGTTCGGTTTGTTTTATTGTTGCTGACGATTGTATTCCTACTGATTGTATTGGTCGTAAACCAATTAAAAGATTAAAATTAATATAATGGAAAGACAAGAAGGATATTATTGGGTTAAATATAAAACAGGACATCAAATTGCTTATTGGGGTGTATGGATATCAAGTAAATTTGCTTGGTTTTGTATAGGAAGTGAAGAACAATATGAAGATTCGGATTTTGAACACATTAATGAAATAAGAATTAAACAACCTGGGGAGTTACCTGATTAAACTATGATTGAAGTAGGTCGATATTCTTTTTACGGTGTTACGCATATTAACGTCATGGATATTAAATATGAAGATGGTGATGTCCACTATTTTGTTCAACCCGATGTAAACCCTGAAGGTTGGTGGGTTAATTCTAATAATATGAAACGTATCTGTACTGATTTTAATTTAACGTATGTCGGTCCTTATGTCCCCATCCAACCAAAACCTTATCTAAAGGAATTTCGTTTTCCTGTCGACTAATTTTATTTTCTTGTTGGATATTTATTATTTAGTGAGAGAACAATACAATATAGAAGACTTGGATTTTTTCTATAACGCTAGAACATTATTTTATGAAATTGGTTATGATGATAAACCTGTAAAAATTCATGATGCTGTTAGTGATGATAATGGTTATTTAATACATGTTGGTATTCGTGATGGTGAATATAATATTTGTTATTATATTTTCGTTGGTGAGGATAGTACTGAAGTTGAGGAATGTATTGCAGGTCAAAAGTTATTGCTGAATGCTTTAAATAACGGGAATATTGAACCAATTATGTCAAGTCTTGATGTAGAAGATGTTTTTAATTCATTAAATGAATCGACCGACAATTACCAACCAAAATTATATCTAAGATTTGAACCACCGATTCATAACGATACTCTTGGCATTAGACAATTGGATAAAATTTTAATTTTGATTGAAAATGAATACCCAACAGTTAGTTGGTTTCAAGGTCAAGAACCTTCCCAATACAATCCTTTTATCCAAGAAGGTGAAGATATCCCCGAACAAGTTAAATCTATCACCATTGGTTATTGGCCTGATAAACCAAATCTTTTAACTTATGGTCAGTGGGATGATAATGAAGAAGGTTATACAAATACAATTGACGGTTGGTTGTGGCTTGAAGAACGTGATGTTGATTATGATAAAACTTCCGATTTATTTAATTCATTGAATGAATCCGATGAATCAAGAATTCCTAGTGCCGGTGATTATCTTATTTTTGTTGGCAGTGAATATGGTAAATGGTTCCACCCACTTTTTACAGTTGGTAAAGTTTATAAAGTGTTTAACACCTCAGAAGGCATTATAGAAGTTCAAAATGATAGGGGTGGTCTATCAAATTTTAGTGTTGATTTACTTGACAATCTTAATTGGGAAACTTGGTTTCGATTAGCCAAATTTGATTATGACAAAACAACAGAAATCTTCAATCAATTAAACGAATCCACGTACCAACCAAAATTAAATTTAAGATTTGAGGATGGTATTTCTGATGCTAATGAACTTGATAAGGTATTAAAAGTTTTAAGTCTTGTTTATCCTGGATTAAAATGGCTAGGAGGCGACCCAATTACGTCACACAATGTTATTCGTAATGTTGAAGATGATGAAAGAGAAGATTTTATATACGACCCAATTTATTATTTAACAATTGGTTATTTTCCTCACGCTCCAGATAAACTTACTTATACAAATGGACCTGATGATGATATTGGTTATGCGGATGAGGAACAACATGGTTATAATTGGGTTGACGGTTGGGAATGGGTACAAAAAAATGAGGTTGACTATGATGAAACATCAGATATCTTTAATCAACTAAATGAATCGTATGATTTTCTTAAAACAACAAATTTAATTGGTTATAGTTTTAAAACTGTAGCTACTACTGACTCTAGGTATTGGATTATTCGTCATGTTTTTAATGATAAAGGTGGTTACGTAACTGTTACTATGGAATACTCACCACTTTTTATTACAGACGTAGGAATAGAAGGTTTTCCAACAACAAAAACAATAAAAAAAGATAAGGTTATTGATTTTATTAGTTCTGGTAAATGGGAAATTGTTAGTGTACCTAATCAGATTGATTCTTTTGATGTTTTTGATAAACTAAATGAATCTACTCGAAAAGAAGATGGATTTACTTTAATTTTTGACCCACCAATTGAGGACCCAAAAACAATGGAAATGGTTTTGATGAAATTACAAATTATTCATCCTGATTGGACTTGGGTTAATGATAAAAGATTGATTGATTACAATATTTTTGATTCGGGTGAAATAGGGTTTTATAAAGGACAATATGATACTGTAGTTGGTGCCTTAACCGTTAACCATCCTGAATGGGAAAACTCAAAAGGGGTTAGTTGGAGTTCTACCGATTATGACGAACCTTATATCAGAAATATGCCAAAATATAATGGTTGGGAGTATATAGAAGAATTAGGTGACATACCAACTACTGAAGACATTTTTAATCAATTAGGTTAAAAAACTTTTCAATTTAAAGTTAATTTATTATCTTTGTTTAAATAATTAAATCTATGAAATTCGGAACATTTTTATCTTTATTAGGTGGTACCACTAATCTTATCCTCACTATTGTTAATTTACTTGAAGGACAAAATCAAATAGCTTCAGTATGGGGTACAGCATCTATTTGGGCCTTTTCTACTTTTTTTACTGAATTAAACCTTAGTAAAAAAGAAAAACAAATTCAAAACATTAAAGACGCTATTGTTTCTTCTGAAAACGAAGTTGAGGCGATTAACAAAATTAACGACATACTTTAAATATGATTCGTACTGTCACTGTAAACTACAAAGGTCTTGAACTAGAATGTAAGGGTTATCATACACCTTATAAAAATAATGGGCGGGATAATCCACCTGATAATGAATGTTTTGAAATTGATACCGTTATTTGGAACGGTGTGGATATTTTAGAAGTACTTGATTCTTTAAATGTTGATTGGTGTGAGTTAGAATCGGTATGTCTCGAGTTTTTAAACGACTAATAGAGATATTTATTATCGATGAGTAATATAAATTCTTTCTACGATAAAAAAATTATTTGGTTGGCTGACTACAATATTTGTGGTGATAATTTTAACTATTTTAAAAATCAACTAATAACCATACTAAGATCTTTAAAAGAATTAGATAACCATGTTATAGAAACACTTAATAATATTGGAATTGATTTAAAAAAATATAATGGTTGTTTATTGTATGTAAGATTCATCAACAGAAGTACTAATATTAAGTATTATTCTGTTGATGATTATGAACAAGGGGATGATGCACATTTAGATGCTTTGGAGGCTTATCAAGATTTTGTTGATCGTGGATATTCACCTTTAATATGGTCCGATTTAATAGGTAATACTACAGATACTTACGATATTTTTGATAAAATAAGTGAGTCAAATGAGTACTCAAATGTTTCACATTTAATTAATAAAAAAATTTGGTTTGACTATCCAACCGAAAGGGAAGACATTGAAAAAGTAAATCAATTTTTTATCGATAACGGTTTCCGTGGTTTAAAGAGTGATAATATAGACGAGTTTGAAGATTTTATTTATGATAATGATGCAGCTTATTTTAAATTAACACAACATACATCACCTTTACATAGTGTTGAAGAAAGAAGACCTTATATTGATTATTTTTCTTTGGATTGGACAAACCCTGAAAGATTAAAAAATGACCCAAGCTTTATTTATTATCAAGATATTTTAAATATGACTGATACCACTTTAGACATTCTTTCCAATTTGAATGAGTCGGTAGAAGAAATGCAACCAAAAATCGGTGACTACCTTTATTGTCATAAAGAAGTTGTTATGGATGATGGTAGCAAAGAAACAACAGTAGGTAAATTCTACCAAATTAAAAATGTAATGCGTGATAGGTTGGAGATATTAAATGACCATAGAGGTGACCACGTATTTGGTACTAACCCTAAAACATATTGGTATTATGGTATTTGGTTCCATTTAATACCAAAAGAACATAAAAAAGATTTTGATTCTTTTAATCCTGAAGACATCTTCAATCAGTTAGATTAACCCTATTATTTTTATTTCTAAGAACTATATTTATCTAATATAGATAAATTGGTTATGACAGGTACTACAAAAAACGAAACATATAGTGTTAGAGCATTATATGAAGTCATCAAACTTAGTCTTTTAATGCGAGATAGAGATTTAGTCCATTTCATTAGAACAATGAATGATAATATCATCGAGGACTTTGAAAAGATTAAAAAAAATCCTAATACACCTTTAAATGATATTATAAAATACTATGAAAATTATACCATAGTTTTTATGATGATTAGAGCGATAATGCAAGAAGCTAACATTTCTTTTTACCAAGAAAAAACAAGGGAAGTTACAAATTATTTTTTAACTGACGAATTATATATAAAATCAGAGAAACCATCAAAATCAGTTTATGATGATGAAGATTAGCATATTTATTTGATAGAATGAAAAATATTTTTAAATACGTCATATTAGAACAACTCTTAACTGAGAATAGAATACAACAGGCAAAGGATAAATATCCTTGTTTACCACCAAAATTGATAGATTATCTATCTAATGGTGATCCTTCAGGTAATAACAAATATCTTGATTGGATGTGTAAACAAGTTTGGGATTCTGATGGAAATAATACTTTTGGTACTTTTGATGAAAACCAAGGTATATATACTTGGTTGGAGGATAATGGTGACTACAATATAAATAACCCAACAAGTTCACCTGATTGTCAAAAAGTTTGGTCTGAAAATTATAGAAGAGGTGATTTTAATGTCATACCTGTTGAAGGTTGGCTTAAAGACGTAGCTGATTATATTATAGAAGAAGTTGTTTACTTCAACCGTTTTTCAGGTTCTTTAGAAAAAAAAGATATAAATAGTTATAGTTATGACACTTTAGCAAAGGCTTTAGCAATTAAAAAACTTCAGTCAAAAGAAAAAGAATTAGCTAAAGATGTTACTAAAATCTATGAAGATAGTAGTTGGTTGATTGTTTCACCAAAATCACATCAAGCTTCTTGTACTTATGGTGCAAATACAAAATGGTGTGTTACTACAAAAAATAACCCTGAATACTTTGAACGTTATACAAACGAACCACAATACTTAATTTTTGTTATCAATAAAGGAAGTAATCAAAAATGGGCTATTAATACCGCTAGAAAACAAGGTCAGGAAAGTGAAGAAGAAGTAACTGTACCTTGGCATAAAGAAGTTAAAAATTTAGGAAGACGTTACGTCAATCCTGAAAATGTGGGGGAAAAATTTGGTACTATAGCAGCACAAAAAACTGAGACAGGTAGAAGATATGCTCAGGCTGGAGAATATCAAACAACATATTGGAACCCTGAAGATTATGAAATTGGGTGGGGTGCGTTTATTAAAGAATCTAGTTTACCTAAAAACTTACAAGAATTATTAAAATTTGTTGAAAAACGAGTTAAAGTTAACTTCCAAAAAAAAGAAAAAAATCAAAAAGCCTACGAAACAAACCCAAACCCTATTCGTCTTAAAAAAGGTGATAAAGTTAAACTTTTAGCGAGTGGATATGGTTTATATAAAGGTGATGAAGGTTATGTAATTTCTACTTATATCGGAGCACCTGGTAGAGAAAGAGAGGTATATACAGGTAATGCCGGTGTTTATGTTATACATGTTAATGATAGAAAATTAGATTACGAGGCTAATAGAGGTGTTAATTTAAAAAAAACTGATAAATTATTAACTAAACTAAAATTAAGTGACCCTGAAAAAGATAATTTTAGAAATTATGAAAGTTATGTAAACGTTACAGGTATACCAGTTAACGGTTTATTCTTACAAAAAATAAAATAAAAAAAAATGAAAAAATTTATACTTTCCGAATTACAATATAGAAATATAAGAAAATACTTAATAGAGTCTAAACTTAGATCTTACGTTTTCGATTGGGACGATAACATCCTAAGAATGCCAACAAAGGTTAATATGGAAAAAAATGAAAACGGTAAGTGGGTTCCAGTAAAAGTTTCAACCGAAGAGTTTGCTCATTTTAGAACAGATCCTAATTATAGAACAACTTCAAATTCATTTGCTGACTTTACAAACAACGAACCTTTTTTGGTTGACGCTGAAAAGGCCATTCATAACGGAAGTTTCGCACCAAGCTATAAAAAATTTATTGAAGCTTTGACACATGCAAATCCTTTTGCAATTAATACCGCTAGAGGTCACAGTCCTGAAACTTTAAAAAAAGGTGTTAAACTTTTTGTTAAAATGGTTTTAAGTGATGATGAAAAAAGAATGATGTTTACAAACATACAGAAAGAACTACCAAACGCTTTAACCCAAGGTCTTAATGCCTCACAACTACTAGATTTATATATGGATGAAAGAGGTGAATTTTATCCTGTTTCATCTGAAGAGTTTGGTGAAAGATTTGGTCTTGAGGTTAAAGGAGGAGCATCAAATCCTGAACATGCTAAGAAAGTAGCAATTGAAAACTTTGTTAAGAAATTAATTGACGGTGTTAAAAAACATATGGTTGCTGGTAAATACAAAAAAATATCTTTAGGTTTTTCTGATGATGATAAAAGAAATGTTAAAGCGGCACAAGAATTTTTACAAAACGAATTAAGTCAAATGTATCCAGAGGTACATTTTGTAATCTACGATACTTCCGAAGGTGGTAAAAGAAAAATTGTTATTGAAAAGGAATCTTAAGTAAACTTAAAGGGTTTAATGCTTTGTGATACACTACCACTATCTATAACATTTTTTAATGCCATAGAATAACCGTAGTTCATTCCATTAACTATACTGTCCACTATTGCAATATCTGTACTATAATAGTTTTGTACTCTTTGGCCTTTAAAGGATATGTATTTACCTTCATGATTAATCTCAAATGGTCTAACACTGTAAGAGCCATCATCATCGATAATTGAGCCTGTACCAACAACTTTTTCTAAAAATTCTTTTAATTCCATTTTAATATAAGTTTTCTGAAAATTATCATAAAGAAAAGTTAAATAAATTCCTCTAAACAAAACACACTTAATTAAGTGTATCAGTTTTGACCTTTTCAACCCATTTGATTTTTTCTATAGTAATAGTGTCATAAATTTTTATGACTTTTTTAACGGATACGGTATCGTAAATTTTTACATGATCCTCAACTTTAATGTCTGTGTTATTTTTTTCTGAAATAATTGGTAGTATGATTAAAATAATCAAAACAAAAAAAGGCAAACCAATAAGTATTAACCCTGTGTATAATAGATTGTTAAATTGTTTCTTCATTTATTAAACTTTTATAAATGTTAGATAATGAGTGTTTTACATTTGATTTAATTTCTTTTTCCATAGCAGATCTCCTAGACTCAACCTCATTATCGAAAATATGGATTAATCTTTCACAAGCTTTAGGGTGTAAATCTATTGTGTAACTATATTGATGATTGACTATGGTTAAAGTCCTATTTGATTCAAAAATAATGAATATTCTTTTTTGGTCATTTTTTATATAACGTTTTTTAGAAATAGGTGAGATTAAAAGTTTTGAATCTTCTCTTGAAATTAAATTTTTACAAATAGAAAGACCTTCATTTTCAAAATCACCGTGTTCAAATTGTTCATCTAAAGAAAAAAGCTTGAAATATTTTATAGCAATTTTTTGAATTTTTCTTTTAATTTTATGTTTTAAATTTTTCATCTTTAATTTTAAATTTTAACGTCACTAATATCAACACCACCTAATTCATAAAATCTTTTTTCTATATGATTTTTAAAAGTACTAGAGTAAACTACGTCATCTAAGTGTTTGTTGGACCAAAACATTAACATTTTTGACGCACCTTTTAATTGTTCAATAGTTACACAACTATCGATAACACTTAAAACTTTTTTATAATCTTCCCAAATTTTCATAATAAATTTTACTTTACTAATATAATAAACTTATTTAAACATTTCTACCGTTTTCGTAAATATATTTTAAAACAGGAAATCTAAGACTAATTCCACCTTCTTGATTTTTAGTTTCTTCAAAATATTGAATATTTACAGTTTTACCCACAATTTTGGATGAATCTTTATAGAATTCTTGACGTTGTTCGATACTAAAACCACTACCAACACCAACCTCAAATCCTTTATGCTCAATCACAATTTGTGATGTCATAGTTTCAGTAACTTCTTTACCGTTAATAATAATACGAATAGGTCCATAAGTAATTCCTTTAACTACATACTCAGCATCATGGAATTTTTTAGCCTTTAAAAGGTCCTTACTACGTTTACCTTTGTAAGTAACATTTTTACGTACCATCACACCTTCCCATTTACCTTCTTCAGACTTATCCATCCATTCTTGAAAGTGTTTTACGTCACGTATTTTTTCTTGTGGTAAAATTTCAAGAGTACAATTATTTTCATTACAAATAATAGTTTCACCTAAAACTTTAAGACGTTCAGAAAGTTTACGAACACTTCTTTGGTTAGAAAATTCTTCTAAACTTAAACAATCAAATACTTTATACTTAACATTTTGAATGGTGTGATTTTTTCTACGAATTTCTTTCATAATAGATTGGAAATCTTCGTCACCATTTTCATCGACCATACAAATCTCACCGTCAAAAACAATATTACGAAGTCCAAGATTAGTAATCACTTCCTCAACTTTGTCTAGAGTATCAAATATTTTACCCTGACGAGAGTAAGAAGTTACTTGACCATTTTCCCCAACAACTGTAATACAACGAACACCATCAAGTTTACGAGATACATACCACTCTTCAGTTTCAAAGTTAACCATTTCAGGTTCAAATTTTTCAGCGAGAGCAACATCAAATGTTGGTACAGTTCCAGGAACGGCTTTATTGATAAGACTTTCACCGACACGACATTTCAAATCTTTGTCAATTATATTAAAAATTAATTCTTTATGTTCAGAATTTAATTCTACAAATGAATTTACAAGTCCAATAGCATTATGACCTGTAACTTCGCGAGTACGTAACTCATCCAACAATTCAAAAATATTATATTCTTTTTCGGTTAAAAAAAGAAGTGTGTGTAACTTTTTGCAATTATCGGAAGTTATGTGAAACTGATAAAAAGGATTTGTGACATACATCACAAGTTTCTTCAAATCAGAATCGTGAAGATATTCTTTTAAAAGTTCTACTTTTTTGTTTGAGGAAGAGTCTGATTGTAACTTAGTAACTAATTCTTGAAGACGTGATAGAATATTTTTCATTCTACAAAGATACGATTATTAATTTAATATACAAATTTAATAAAATAAAAAAAGGACCTCTAAGGTCCTTTTCCCAATTCAGTGTTCTACTTTTATTTTGTAGCTGTAGATACTGCTGTTGAATCAGTAACAACTACTGATTCTGTAGCAACAACTGCAGTTGTGTCAACTGCGGCTACAACTGTACTATCAGTTTTAGGAGCTTCAGATTCTGATGAAGATCCACAAGCGGTCATAAGACCAATAACACTTAGAACTAAGATAACTTTTTTCATTTTGTTTTTGTTTTTGTTTTTTTGTTTATGTGATTAATTATAATTAATTTATTTCTAATTGTAAATATGTTTAGACTAATAAAAGTCCGAATTTTTTACGATATTCTAACACAGAAAGTTCTTTTGCCTTAGATTCAAACATTAAATCTAAATCATAACCGTAAGTGTCAACTTCGTTTTGAATATAGTCATGGTGTGCACGAAAATTTTGTTCATCACGAGGTTCAGAAATATGAACAACTGGTGTTATATCAGAAGGCCAAGTTGCCACGGCAAGTTTTAAGGCATCTTCGATACTCATACCATCATTGTGACAGTTATGGTGATGATAGTCGAATACAATAGGTATTTTGGTGTTTTCATGGATATATAACAAGTCTTTAACAGTAAACATATTTGGCTTGTCATCATTCTCAACAGTCAAACGTTTTTTGGTGTTTTCACCAAGTAATTGGAAGTTATCAACCCAACGTTTCATCGCATCTTGTTTATTACCATAGGCACCACCAACGTGAATGTTAATTTTAGAAAAAGGTGAAACAGGCAAACCTATCATATCCATAATTTCTGAATGTTTGTCTAATTCTGAAATTGTTTTTTTAACAACATTTTCACTAGGTGAGGCTAAAACATTAAATGGACCTGGGTGAAAACTTAAACGATGGTTATATTGTCTGACAAGGTTACCTAAACCATTTAATAAGTTTTTAATTTTACCAATGTCAGGTAAGTCATCAAAATTATATTCACTCGACCAAGGAAACATATCAGAACTCATGCGGTAAAGATTGATACCGTTTTTTTCATTCCATTTAATAACTTCAATAAGGTCCCGAACATTTTGTAAAGAAAGTTCTGACACATAATTAAGCCCTTTGGAGTCAAAAGTTTTTCGAATCATACCACGATTAGTCGTAATATTTTTCTCACCTAGGGTCATGTTGATACACGCGTAACCAATTTTCATAATACAAACATACACATTTATATTTTATTGTACAATATTAATCTTATGAAAAATTATTTTGTTAATGCTTATGTTAGAAGTAGGTCATCTAGTTTTATAGACGCTCATATAAGAATGATGGAAATGTATGTACCGTATCTTAAAAACGGTAAATTAGAATACAAAGAAAAATCGATTGAACCTGAATATAGGTTAAAACCACATATATTTATTAGCAATGGAAGATAAAGCTAGTAAAGTGTTTATTATTTTGGATTCACTACTTGAATCTAAAGCTAGATATATTGAAATATCTAAAAACGGTGAGTCTATTTTTAAAGTTAAATTGATTACTGAGGCTGAAGACATGGTTGAGTTTTTGGATGGTTTTTTTGATAACGGTTTTACTGTTAAAGAAATTAGTAAAAAAGAATTTGACGATTTTGAAGGTATAGAAACTTTAAAATTTAATATCTAAAGACATATTTATTATTAAACATAAAGGTAAAATGAAAAAGAGAGTTAGAATTAACAATGATAAAGTTAAAAAACTTGTTAGTGAAAAACTAAAACAGGGTGGTACCTTTGTGCATGAATCTAAAATTGATAAAGCAATTAAACAATATTTAAGTGAACGTAAAGAAGGTTTAGACCCTGAAAACGCTCCTGAATATGAAGAAAAAAACTTTAGTGATAGAGCTAGAAAAAGTTTTAGTGATATGACTAAGGCTTTATACGATATTGTAGAAGATTTAATGATAATTCAGGCCAAAGAACCAGATGTTTTAGTAGATATGTACCCAGAAGAGGTATATTCGGAAGGTTATATAGAGGAAGTTGTTAACCAATTAGAGCTTATTATAGAACATCTTGAATACTTGGAAGGTCTTAACCCGGAAGATTTCGAGGATTTTAAAAAGTAATATTTAGTATCAATTATAAATTATTTAGTTTTATCTAAACAATCAAATTTATGATAGATGAATTATACGATTCCGTATTAAGTATTACAAATCAAACAGGTTATATAGATAAAATAGCAGAATTTGAAGATAAAAAATCTTATTTACGCTGGTCTTCGAACAATCTATTCAAACACAATAACCATAAAATTTACAATCCAAATTACCCAATAAAAACTTTTTCACACGATTACAATTTTAGACTACCTTTTTCTTTTATAATAAAAGAAGATGGTACCATTGACAATGTTGATTGATATTTATATCTGATGGCAATTAAAGGACATAAAGAAAGAGCGTTATTACGTAGAGGTTATCAAGTTCAAGAGGCATTAAAAAGAAGACCTATGTTGAATGAAACTTCTTTTTTACGTAGAAGTCTGATTTCTGAAAGTATTGATGCAGAAAAAAATTTAAAACTAAGCCAACTTTGTGGGGAAGATATATCACACAACATCAAAGATAGTGTGTATTGTGATTTAGCTAAAATTTTAGATGAATTACCACAAGCTTTAGCTGAAGAAACTTATGGTGCAATAGTTAATTTATATAACTTTTTTAAACCCATTAAAAAAGATAATAGGATTGTTTTTATAAAAACTATCAAAGTTATTTTAAAAAATGAAAATCCAGCCAACTCTTTAAGGTTAATATCTAAATTTTTAAAAGACCCTGAATTTGAAAAAGATGATGTTAAAAAAGCACTTATAAGTTTTAGAAATAAAGAATCTGTACCACAAAACCAGTTAGAAGAATTTTTAAAGAAAGCTAGATATAAAGAGTATTCTAAATACGAAGAATCTTTTTCAGGTAATAATTTTGATTTATTAAGAGGTAAAAGTAAATTAAGTCATGGTCAAATAAATCCCGAAACTGGTAAATCAGAATCATTTTTTAAAATGGTTAGAAGTGTTTATGAAGGAAATATTGATGTTAAATTATTTATCGATTCAGTCTCTAAGGCTGTATTAAATACTGATATAGAAGACTTACTTTTTAAATCAGATTTAAAAGTAAAAAGTGATTTAATGGTTGGTGAAGATGTTATAATCCCACAGGGTTCCAGTATTGAGGTTAAAAAATTTGATTACGAAATTGATAGTTATTTTTCAGAATATTTTGCTATATACAAAAATAGTGACATACCTGAAATAGCTTACGAGGAAGATTTTAAAGATTTATATAATTACATTATTGATAGTATTTTTAAAAATGTTGAAAAAAATGGTCAATACATGATTAACAAAATCTCTGATAATGTTGATGGTATTATGTACGACAGAAACATTATTGTGTTAAAAAAAGATATTGAGTTTTACTGGAGTAATAAAGGTCAAAGAGGTTGTGATGAACGTAGATTAAGTGTTAGGTTTAGAATAAAAAACCCAAACATTATCGCTTACACGTATGATTCAAAAACACACAGTAACCAGTTAATCCCTCAAGAGCTTGACGTTGATGTTAAGTCTAAAGTTTTTTGTCAGTAATTTTTAACGACACTTTTAGCTGTTATAGCGTTGTAGTTAATTAAAATTTTACACAAATCTATTGGTATTATTACTCTGTCAGATTCAAAAATAAATTTTTTAGGTTGATTATCGAAAACTGCGACGTGATACTCCTGACCACTCTGTTTCCCAAAAATTATCAAATCAGTGTTGTAATCTCTTCTTAGAGAATCTGTCGATACATACCAATATTTTTTACCTTTTGATAGATTTTCAAAAGTTTTAACTTGTGCAGTTGACGATTTTCTAGGAAATCCGTTATAATTTGATTCTATAGACATATCAATACCTGCAAAATCTAAACTACCACCAGCTTCGGAAACCATAGTAACTTTAGTTTCAGGTAATGATTCTAAAACAATTTTAACAAAATTTTCCCTTTTAACCCCACTACGTCTTGTTTTATTTACCGTATTTACAATATCATTTTTTAAAGTAGAGTTTGGACCAAAAATATTTTGTCTTTCTTGCCATAATAATCTAAAAAAATTACGGTTACCTTCATCTTCGGTGTAACTTTTATTAAAATCTATAGTAAAATCACCAATATTTTTTAAATAAGGTATAACAATTTTATCTCTAACAATATAATGTGTATTAATAAAATTATAATTTGACCAATTAAGGTCATCTTCGTCAGTCAAAGGTCTAACTACGCCTTCATTACCGGCAGAACCAATACCCCAATATGGAGTATTTTCATATATATCTTTAATAATGTTACTTATCGCAACTTTATAATCGTTTTCAAATTTAGTACGTGCCATTTAGTTAAATTTTGATATTTATAAATATAATCAAAAATTTCTTTAATGAACATAATTTTAGAAAACATAAGAAAAGTTTTATTAGAAAACAGGGTTGATGATGTTAAGAAAAAATATCCTGAAGTTGACCCTGCTATTATTGACTATTTTGTAAAAGAAGACCCGTCAGGTAACAACAAATATCTTGATTGGTTGGTTAAGGCTATGACCCATGGACCAACAATCCAATCTGTTGAAGATATTTTGGATGAGGCTATGCAATTTAACACACCTCAAGAGTTTTTAATGATGTTGGTTAAAAAATTTCACGAATTATTACCTTATATGGTATATGTTGAAGATGGTAAGAAAGTTGGTACTACTGATTTGTATCAATATAAATTTACTGACAGTGAAATGATTAATTTTTTGGGTTTTGATTTATCTCAAGCAAAAGAAAGAAAAGACGAAAAGAATAAACAAAAAGACGCGAAGAAAAATTCTGATAAAATCTATGAAGATAAAAATTGGTTGGTAGTTAGACCAAAAAATTGGGAGTCTTCTTGTGTATATGGAGCCGGTACTAAGTGGTGTACAACATCCAAAGAAAATAGTTCACACTTTAAACGTGAAACTGACCGTAACTTTTTAATTTACGTAATTAACAAAAATAAAACTTCTAAAGATACTGAATACAAGGTTGCTTGGCAAATTCCTTATACGAAAAAAGTAAATAAATACGTTACCTCAACACCAGGTAACCCATCAGTTTGGACTTTAAATACCGATAAAATTAAATTATGGAATGCTGAGGATACTAATATAGCAAGTAGAGGTTCTTCTGGTTATGATTATTTAGATACGGTTCCGGCCTCTGTTAAGGGGAATATTTTAAAATACATGCAAAGACAAATGGATGAAATGTATGCCAACATGGCTTACGTTGAAGATCCTTACACCCAAGCTTTGGTTGAGCATTTGGCTTTAAGTGAAGAAGAAGTTGAAGAGGTTGAACAAAGAGATTACGGTTATTACGGTATGCGTGTTTATACCGTAGACGGTAGTGATGATTATGCTGTAGCAACAACAGATGAGGTTGAGAGGGCGAAACACGAATGGGCGGAAAATTATATTAACGATTTAGGTATTTGGGAAGCTATTGGTAATAATCCCGAAAAATACATTTATATTAACGACCCAAGGACTATAGCAAATGATATGGCTGAAAATTATATAGGGGATTTAAATGTAACTGACGATATATTACACGAAGGAAAAAGATTGGACAAAGAAACCAAAGCTATGGTTGAAGAATGGGAAGTTAATCAATCAATCATGGAAACTAATCAAGAAGATATTGATGATATGATGGAAAGATATGGTGAATTAGATGAAGACGAAGAACAAGAATTGTCAGAATTAGAAATTGAAAATGAATCAATAGAAAAAACAAACGATAAACTTTTACAATCTATTAAAGATAGAATTCGTGACGATTATTATGAAACTTATGTTACTCGTATGACAGACGACCCATTAGATTGGTTGGAAGAGTTTGGTTACTGGAGTAGTAAAACTGGTTTAGATAAATTTGCCATTAAAAACGGTTTGGTTGGTATTGACGAAACCGAATTAATTAATGATATGGCAGATGATTTAGATTACGAATATTTTAGTAGGACTGGTAATTACGAGTATGTAAACATAGAAGGTGATAGATACTACATCTTCCCAACAGATTAAAAAGGGTAAGTATTTGTTAGAGCAAATATTTTTTCACACTCAAATCTTTCTTTATTTTCCTCATAAAAATCCACAATAGCTTTATCCTCTTGTTGTTTAAGCCATTCTGTGTACTGATAATCGTAGTCTTCATTTACACGATTAATTTCATCAATAAATTGTTCTTTAATTCTGCTCATACGAATGATAATTTTTTAAGTTCTTGTTTTGGTTTAATATTTTCGATAATTTTTATAACACCCATATTAATATCTCTTTTGAAAATTTCATACCCATACCAACCAGGGTGAACACTATTATTGGTGTTGTAAGTAAAACCAGCTACTTCACCATCCAAACCGTAGTTTGGTTCAAAATAATGTTCGAAATAATAATTTGGATATCTTTCTGATAGTGGGTAAACTCTTACTTTCATACCACAAAGATATAAAAAAAATGGGAACCTAAAAAGATTCCCATTGATTTTTTCTAACTAATTTTTTAGAAAACAAATTCACAATCATGTTCCTTTTTGAACATAAATAAACCAGCTTGTTTTCTCAAATCAGCTTTCGCATATTCACCGATACCCATACCATAATCGTGAGATGCCACATCAGTCAAAGAGTTAAGAAGTTCCCAAGAAGTCATGTTAGTCTTAGCATTTTTCCAATGACGATTAGTCAAAGTATCAAGGTTGTAACCTTTTTGATTGTAATCTGCCTTAATTTCGTTTGTAGGGAAGAAACGGTCAAGAACTGCCTCAACACGTGCGTCATTCTTGTCAGTAACTTTGTTTGCCACCATTTCACGAAGTTTCATAACTTCATTATAAGAAGCTGAAATTGAATTCATTTTTCTTACTTGGTCAGAAAACACCCCTTGAAATTTTTGGTTAGTTTCAGCCAAACCTTTAACATCTGTCATAAATTTGTTGATACTTTCAATAGAGTTATCCATCAAACGAGGACCCATTTCAAGACGACGAGGACCAACCATCCCGTTCTCACAAACAAGACGAAGAATATAAGGGTCAATTGCGATATCCTCAGTAGGACCTGCGGTTACAATAACACCTGTATGGAAAGCTTCATCCTTCAAATCAGGAATATCAAAACCCCAATTACTTTTTACAGTAGAGATTTGGATGTTTCCGTCACTTGAGATTGACATGTTACCAACATCCAATTGGTGGTCATTGATTACATTTTCAACCATATCAAAATAGAAATCTGTTGAAATGTATGGTTTACTTGCGTCAGTGATAGCCACAACTCTCATAGTTGAAGGGGATATATAAATCGCCACTTTCATGTCTTTTTGAGTTGCCATCTTGGTTTTAATGACTTTTACCAATTGGTTACGAGAATTCATACCGAAGATATCAGTAAATTTACCCATAAAAGAATCACTAATCTTAAGAGTTTTAAGTAATGACTTAAAAGCCCCAGACGATAGTTTTAATTTTACTCCGTCAATAGAGATATTACCATTACGACTTTCAACATCTTCAAAATCAATGTTAAGTTCAGCAAGAGTCATATTCTTACGGATGGGATAATTGTCTTTTACTTCTTTTTTAAAATTTTCGTAGTTTTCCATATTTTTTTATTGTTTATACAAATATAATGATTTTTTTAATAAATACAACACTTTATAGATAATTATCTACCCATTTGGATTATTCTTTCCGCCTCAATTTCATCATCAGATTCACCCTCAAACTCTCTCATTATTTGTTCTTCAGTTTCACTAGTAAATAAAACATCACTAACGGTATCTTCTTCAACAAATTCTTTTACCAAAGGAACCTTACTATAAATTTCTTTGTCAGAAGTTTCTGATTGTTGGAGAAGTTCCAAAAGTTTTTGGTCATTTTCATTTTGAAATGAATCCATTTGTTTTTGAATTTCAATAGCCTTTTCTAACTCATTGTATTTTTTAGAGTCATAGTTAATCTCACCACTAATTTTATCTAAAACCATATAAAGTTTTTTACGTGTATCACCTCTACGGTTTTTAACATAAACTAAATAACGTTGTCCAGTAACTTCATCAACACGAACAAACATCATAGCTGTTGTATTGTGTTTAAGTTTAGTAGAACCTGCGTACTCACCACCTTTAGTGATATGTTGGATAACATCGAAAGATGTATATTTTTTAAGTTCGTTTTGACCTTTAGTGTGTTTAACTAATAGATTAATTAACCAAGTTTCAACGGTTGAAGCGTTCATCTTACTTTGTGAGTCTTTGATTTTATCTTTCACATCCATAAAAGAGTCCATGATAACATAATCCCAACCCATATCAAGAGCTTGTTCCAAGGCTAATTTAGGATTTTCATAATCCGCCATGTAAAGTGTATTCAAATTCATTAATTGTGGGAGTTCTTCAGCTAATTCACGGTTGTCAATTGGATTCATTTCAGATGAAATATAAAGACATTTTTTGTCGGGGTTATAACGTTCAATACCAGTCATTTTATCAACTAACATTGTGGTTTTACCTGAACCTGGTTCACCAACTACAACCGAAATGGTTGCTGGCATGGTACCACCTTTTTTAGATATTACAGTATCGATGAATTTACCACTTTTTAATGGGATAAAAACTTCAGGCGGAAAATTAAAGTCAGTTAGTTTTACAATTTGTACCGATTCTTTTTGTTTTGTCATACAGTTTGTGTTTAGTTTTATTTACTCTTACAAAGATATAATATTGTTATTTAACAAACAAATTTATTTATGGAAAACAAAGAAATGGTTAGTCATCCACAACATTATGGTGGTAAAGATAACGTTTATGAGGCAATTAAAGTAATAGATGCTTGGGATTTAGGATTTTCTTTGGGGAATACCATAAAATATATCTCAAGAGCTGGTAAAAAGAATCAAACTAAAGAATTAGAGGATTTAAAAAAAGCCTTATGGTATTTAAATCACCATATTAAAACATTAGAAAGTAAATTGAAAGAAAATTAGTGATATTTATTATTAAAGTAATTTTTAATGTCAACTTTATTATTAGAAAACAAATATCTCATAACTGAATCTGGTATCAGAGATATAAACAAATTAGCACAACGTTATGATAACGCTAAAATATACTTCCACCAAGACTTAGATGGTGTAACCACCGCTATTGCAATGAAAAACTACCTTGAACAAAATGGTATCAAAGTTGTTGAAACAGAAGTTATACAGTATGGTGATAAAGAATTTAGTATTAAAAAACCAATGGCAAGAGGTGATATAATGCCGGTTTTGGTTGACTTTGCACACGGTAAACCAATGTTTGTTATTCATACTGATCATCACGATAAACAGGTTGGTGCTGAAAAAGGAGCGTCAACATCTTTTAGACAATCACGTTCAAACGTTGAAACTATTTCACAAATAGTTTCCCCAAAAGAAATATTCCCATACTTAGATGTTTTAATGATTTCTACTGTTGATAGTGCGGATTATGCTAAAATGGGTATTACCCCTGAACAAGTTATGAACTATGTGTTTGTTTTGGATAAGGAAAAAAGTCTTGAAAAGAATAAAAAGATGATGGCCCTTGTAACTAACAAATTATTGTTAGCTTATAAAAACAAACCTAAATTTTTAGAAAGGCTGGTTATGGAATCTTCCGCATCCCTTTTAAGTATATATCAAAATATAGTTAGATTAGCAAAAGAAGAAGGTTATACTTCACCTGAAGTAATGACACAACACGCTAAGGAATACGCTGAATCAATGAAGACTAGTAAAAATGTATCATATGACCCTACAACTGGTATTATTTCACAGTATGGTGGTGGTTACATGGTAAAACCTGGTTCTTATGATAGATACGTACCTTTTAAAAACTTTCCTGAGGCTAATTTCTTAATTATAGCATGGCCTTTAGGTTTACTACAAGCTAGTTGTAACCCATTTAAGGCTGAAAGAAGTCTTAAAGGTGTTAATTTGGGTGAAATAGCTCAAGAAGTTTTAGTCAAATTTAAACCACAATTAGAACAGTTTGAAATTACTGTTGATACAATCAAATATTTTGCTGAAAAACACAAAGATTTTAGTCAAGAATCAGTTGGTTTTACCTATAATGACCTTATGGCAATTTATGGTCAGACAGAAGGTGGTATCACTGGTTTAAATACGGTACCCGAAGGTGCTAAAGAAGGTTACACGGTTGAAAGGTGGAGGGAAGCTATTAAAAAAGTTATGGATAAACCTTATACAAGTTTGGGTGAGAAAGAAATTAAAGCCTTAAAAATGTTAAAAGTTTCGGGGTGGGATATCATTCAAGCTAATAGTGGTGGTCACAAGTGTATAACCAATATTTCAGGTCTTATGTATTTTGGAAAACAAGGTGTACCTTATCTTAAAGAATTTCAAGCTGAGTTTGAAAAAGAACTTAGAACAAAAATATTAACAAACAATCAAACAAAATAAAAAAGGGGTTTTTAACCCCTTTTTTAATCTTTAACATATTTTTCAATATTATCAGCAATGTTTTTTAAATCGGAAAGATAATTCACGTTTCCCGGGTGTTCGGTATCAAAATAATTCATCTCTTTTAAAAACTGTAAGTAATCTTCTTCTGTTTTTATTTTACTTAAACCTATATAAGTTTGGTAAAAAGCATAATCTATGACAGCGTCCTTCCAAGTATCGTAATAAGCGTGTCCGTGTTGTGACCCATTTTGTTTATTTGGTCTTTTATTAGCCTCTTTCATACCAAAAGGGTTGTGATTATCTTTCCATATTCTAGATTTAAACCCACTTTCTTTAATTGCTTGAGCAAAAACAAGATTAGGAAACTTAATATTAATTTTTTTCAGGTATTCGTAAAAATTTTTCTTACTAAAAGAGTTATTTTCAGAATCCATGTAAAGTAAAACAACATCATTTTCCGTTATCTTTTCATTTTTACCCACTTTTACCCCTTGTTTGTAACAAATAACGCTAATTACAAAATAAAACCATATAACTGCTAATATTACAAATAAAATAGTTTTAGGATTTATTTTAACCATTTCAAGTCCTGTTTTGTCCCATCGATAAATTTTCATAATTTAATTTTTTTTAATTTAAACAAATATAATCAAAATATTAACAAAAAACCCCTCAAAAGAGGGGTTTTTTAGTATTACTTACCTTTATCTTCCTTTTTTTTAGAATTTTTAGGTTTTTTGATATCAACTTTAACATCTTCAATTTTGGTATTGTAAGAAATTGTGATTGTATCACCAATACTAAGTTCACCCTCGAGTACTTTTTCAGAAATTGGGTCTTCTACGTACTTTTGGATTGCTCTATTTAAAGGACGTGCTCCATATTTTTCGTCATAACCTTTTTCAACCAAATACTCTTTTAAAGTATCTTCAATTTTAAGGACATAACCCATTTCTTTAACACGACCAACTACTTCACTTAAAGGAATATCGACAATTCTCTTAATATTTTCTTTGTCAAGTGATTTGAAAACAATAACATCGTCGATACGATTTAAAAATTCAGGTGAAAAGGCCTTCTTTAATGAATCTTGTATCACACCTTCAGCTATTTCATCGTGAGCATTATTTTTAGATTGAGTACCAAAACCCACACCAGTTCCAAACTCTTGAAGTTTACGAGCTCCTACGTTTGAAGTCATAATGATAAGACAGTTTTTAAAATCAACTTTACGACCTAAACCATCACTTAAATGACCATCATCAAATACTTGAAGTAAAACATTAAAAACATCTGGATGTGCTTTTTCAACTTCATCTAAAAGAATTACCGAAAATGGTTTTCTTCTAATTTTTTCAGTCAACTGACCACCTTCTTCATACCCAACATAACCTGGAGGAGCCCCGATTAATTTAGATACCGTGTGTTTTTCCATATACTCAGACATGTCAACACGAATTAAAGATTCAGGAGAACCAAAAATACTTTCAGCTAACATTTTAGCTAAGTGAGTTTTACCTACACCTGTTGGACCTAGAAACATAAAAGAACCTATCGGTTTCTTTTGGTTTTTAATACCTACACGATTACGTTTAATTGCTTTAGTAATTTTATCGATAGCATTATCTTGACCAATAACTTTAGTCTTAATTTCCTTATCCATGTTACGGAGTTTTTCATTTTCACTTTGTGAAACTTTAGTAACAGGAATACCTGTAACCATAGAAACAACTTTGGCAACATCATCTTCATTAACAGTAGGTCTTACTCTATCAAGATTTTTGGCCCACTCATTAGTGGAATGTTCTAAATCATCTTGTAAATGTTTTTCTTCATCACGAAGTTTTGCTGCGTCTTCATAACGTTGTTGTTTTACAACTTCAATTTTTTGACGACCTACTTCAGTTATTTTTTCTTCAAGGTCAATAATTTCTTGTGGGGGTTTAATATGAACTTGCATTCTAGCCCCAACCTCATCTAAAATATCTATAGCTTTATCAGGTTGTTCACGGTCACTAATATAACGGTCAGCTAAATTAACACAAGCCTCAATAGCTTCAGTTGTATAATTCACCTTGTGATGGTCTTCATACTTATTCTTAATGTTGTTAAGAATTATAAGTGTTTCATCTTTAGAAGGTGGATCAACCACTACCATTTGAAAACGTCTAGCCAAAGCTCCATCTTTTTCAATATTCTCACGATATTCGTCAAGGGTTGTTGCCCCAATACATTGAACTTCTCCACGAGCCAAAGCTGGTTTTAAAATATTAGAAGCGTCTAGAGAACCTGAAGCATTACCCGCTCCAACCATTGTGTGAATTTCATCAATAAAAAGAATAACATCATCGGCTTTTTCAAGTTCTTGCATGATACCTTTCATTCTTTCTTCAAATTGACCCCGATATTTGGTTCCAGCAACTAAAGATGCTAAATCCAAACTTACAACACGTTTGTCAAAAAGAATACGAGGACATTTCCTCTCAACAATTTTAAGAGCTAACCCCTCAACGATTGCGGTTTTACCCACACCAGGTTCACCAATAAGAATTGGATTGTTCTTTTTACGTCTTGAAAGAATTTGTGACACTCTCTCAATCTCATCTTCCCTTCCAATAATTGGGTCTATCTGACCTTCAGAGGCAAGTTTTGTAATGTCTCGACCAAAATTGTCAAGTACTGGGGTTGTTGATTTACCTTGAGCAGCTTTTTTAGCTTTTTTACCCAAGTCGTCGATTTCTTCAAAGTCTCCTGTCATATTCATTATTTTTTGTTTCTTTAAATGTAATAAAGTTTCTTTAAAAGTTCTATAGGTAATACCCTGATTTCCTAAAACTTTTGTACCGTCTAACGATTTATTTTTTAAAATAGATAAAAACAAATGTTCCACACCAATAGAATCATCACGTAATTTATCAGATTCAAGTTCAGCGGAACTGATAGCGTTTTTTGATGACTCACTAAAAGGTACTATTTTTAGTTCTACAATATTAGGATTTTTTATTTTAAATCTCAAGTAACCTTCTAATTTTTCCATCAAATCGTCAACATCAGAACCCATGGCCTCTAACACCTCAATTACTTGATTATCATCAAGGTTTAAAATAGAAAGTAATAGATGTTCGGGTTTTATTTTGTTTTCACCAAATCTTACTGATTCTTTAAAAGCCTCTTTCATTATAGCTTTTAAATTAGGCGTCATTTTTTTCATTTTCCTAACTTTATTTAAATGAAATATATTTAAAAATAAGGGAAAGAAAAGTTTACAGAACAATTCCCTTTTATTGGTAAAATTATTAGTTTTAAATAAAAATTAGACATATGTTATACAAAAAACTTACACTTTGGATTAAAGACAATGGTTCTGTAATCGCTTTAGAATATCACAGGGTTATGGTGACAGTATCTGGTGATTACATGATACTTTCACTTCATAATGATGATAGTACAGAAGTTACTACTGAGGTACACCATTTAAGTACCATAAAGAATTGGAAAACTTACATTAATTAATGTTTATAGAAAGAAATGAAAAAGACGGGGTAATTTCCTGTCTTTTTAAATCATCCAATATCTTGGCATCAGATTATAATCAAGAAAAAAAAGAATTAACTATAATCTTTAACGCAGGACGTAGATATACATATTCTGATGTTAATCACAAAGATTACCATCGTTTTGAAATGGCTGAGAGTCAAGGTCAATTTTTCAATAAGTACATTAAAAAGTACCCAACAAAGAAAAATAGTGATATTAACCCAGCAGAATTGTTAAACAGAGTAACAGAAATTTTAAATGAGCAAAATAGAACAACAATACCTAAATCTTCTTAAAGATATCTTAGAAAATGGAACAAGAAAAAATGGATGAAAAATACTTAGAAGATAACATGGATATGATATTTGGTACTGAATGTATAAACGGTAGTTTTAGTGTAAATCTTCGTAAAAAATTAGAAAATAATGTAGTAGAAAAAGATGATAGAACATATTTATCTAATAAAGAAAAATATGGTAATATACAAGACTACAAATTTGGTGAATGATAAAATCTATATCGGACAAGACAAAAACAATAACCCAAATTATTTAGGTTCTGGTAAAAAATTAAAAAGAGCTATTAAAAAATACGGTAAAAATAATTTTTTAAAAGAGGTTATTGAAATTTGTGATAGTGAAGAGTTACTAAATGAAAGGGAGATTTTTTGGATATCTTATTATAAATCAACAGATAGAAAAACAGGTTATAACATAAGTGACGGTAGTAAAGAAGGTGATAGAAGATTAGGGTATAATTCTCTTATAAAAAAAGGTAGGTATAAAACTTGGTTAGAAAAATACGGTAAAGAGGAGGCTGATAGAAAACATCATGAATGGAAACAAAAAATATCCGATTATCAAAAAATAAAAATGTTAAATGGTTGGTCTCACACTGAAGAGGTTAGAAAAAAAATCTCAGAAGCACAAAAAGGTAAAATTCTTACTCAAGAAACAAGAGATAAGATGAGAAAACCAAAACCAAATGGGTTTTCAGAAACCATATCAAAAATTAAAAAAGGTGTGCCTTTAGGACCTTCAAAAAGAAGAAAACCGGTTGACCAATTTGATTTAAAATGGAATTATATTAAAACTTGGGAGAGTATAAGTAAAGTTGAACAAGAGTTGAGAATTTATAACATAAACGCGGTCTGTAAAGATAAACAAGATACTGCCGGTGGGTATAGATGGAAATATAGTATAAAAGAAAATGAATAAATTAGATTTAGATTACCAAAACCTATTAAGAGATATATTAGAGAATGGTACAAAAAAAGAAACTAGAAATGGTGGCACTATCTCAGTATTTGGAAGACAACTCCGACATGATTTTCGGGACGGATTTCCTCTACTCACCACCAAGCGAATGGCTTTTAAAGCGATTGTCACCGAGTTATTATGGTTTCTTAGAGGAGACACAAACATCAAATACTTAGTTGACAACAATTGTCATATTTGGGATGGTGATGCTTATAAGAACTTTGAAAAGAGATATTATAAAGAGATTTTTAATTATGAAACGGGTTCTCATAATAGATTAATGAGTTTAGATGAATTCATACTCAATATCAAAACAAATGATGAGTTTGCTAATAAGTGGGGTGATTTAGGTCCAATTTATGGTAAGCAATGGAGAAGTTGGGAAGGTGTAATAAAAAAACAATTAACATCTATAAGCTATGAAATGAATTGGGGTAGTCTTGACCAAATCACAAACCTAATCAATGACCTTAAAACAAATCCAGACTCAAGACGATTAATGGTTAATGCTTGGAATGTAGGTGAATTAGACCAAATGGTACTTCCACCTTGTCATTATGGATTTCAAGTTTATACAAGAGAGTTGAGTTTAGAAGAGAGAAAACAAATCTTCGATGACAGAGGCTATGTTTGTGATTTATGGCCTTTTAATGGTGATTGGCACGGTGAGTATGATGGTTTTGGAATACCTAGTAGAGCAATCTCATTAATGTGGAATCAACGTTCAGTAGATACATTCTTAGG